CGCCAAGGTGTTCGCAGGCAATGTGGCGCTGACCGGACTCACGAACAACCTGACGATCGTCGCGGGATCAGGCTTCACCTCGCCAAGCGGCCTGACCTATGGCACGATCGCCGGAACGGCGCTGATGCCGTCGTACGGCGGCATCGAGGTCTTCGACGGTAGCCTCATCGTCCCGCCGGGCGGCGTGCTGGCGCTCCTGAACACGACGAGCAGCACCGTGTTCTCTGCGGTCGGTCGCCTTGAGTGGGAAGAAGTTCCCGTCTGATAGGGGGACGCCATGACGAACGCTGAGAAACTCTCCCTTGCGCGGAACAAACTCGCGCGCCTCGAGACGGCGCGCCACCTCGCGTGGGACGCGGGCAACGAGGACGAGGTGCGCTCCGTCGACGCGGACATCGTGTCGACGCGCGCGCGCATTGTGGAGCTTGAAGCGGAGCAGTAGACTTCGCAACGAAGGACAACACGGATGCGAATCACATCGAACAGTCAGGCGGGGCAGGACGCGTTCGCGCTCATGGTGGCGCGGAGGAAGACGTACCTCGACATCGGCGCTGGCGAGCCTGTCAGGATCAGCAATACGAAGGCGCTTGAGGACGCCGGGTGGAGCGGCATCCTCTGCGACATCGAGCACGCCGACGCGCTCTGCGCCGGGCGCAAGGCGCACGCGGTCTACGGAGACTTCTTCGCGCAGGACTGGAGGGCGATCATCCACGACTTCGCGCCGGACGGTCGCATCGGATACCTCTCTCTCGACCTTGAGCCGCCCAGCCTGACGCTACAGGCGCTGTGCAAACTCCCACTCGACGCGGTCCGGTTCGACTGCATCACGGTCGAGCACGACCTGTACCGGGGCAACGCCGCGATCAGGTCGGCCATGCGTGGAATCCTCCGCGACGCCGGGTACGAACTGGTCGCGCCGGACGTGTGCGTGGCAATCGACGGCGAGCTTCGTCCGTTCGAGGACTGGTGGGTGGACGGCGGGCTGACGCCAGCGCACATTGCCGCCGAGGTCGCGGCACAGATCAGGAGCCAGATCAATGGCAAGACGACGGAAGCCTGAGCCGAGAAAGCGTGGCAGACCGAAGGCCGAATTGCGGAAAAATTCGGTCGAGGAACTTGCCGCACGCGGCTGCACCATCGAGGAAATTGCAGGGATTCTTGGCGTGAACCGAGATACGGTCAGCGATAATTTTTCCGCAGAGGTCGCCCGTGGCAGAAACCGACTCGCGGAGCAATTGCGCGGGAGGCAGGTCGACCTTGCCATGAACGGCAGCGTCCCGCTCCTGATCTGGCTCGGCAAGCAGTACCTCGGACAGCGCGAGAAGACCGATGCCGTGGTGCGCGAGGAGGTCATCACCATCGAGGAACTGCCGCCGAAGGTGCAGCATGACGCATGAGGGTGCAACTTAAGCCGCTGTCCTCGATCCTGCATCCGTCGCAGTTGACGGTCGATGCGGCGCTCGCTCGGTTCAGCGTCCTTGAGATCGGACGCCGCTGGGGCAAGACCACCTACGGCAAGGTCAAGGCGCAGCGCGCCGCCATCAACCGACGCAAGGTCGGCTGGTTCGCGCCGACCTACAAGTACCTCGCCGACCCCATGCGCGACATCGAGCGCGCGCTCGCGCCCGTGACCGCGCGCATGGATCGCGTCGAGAAGCGGATCGAAGTCAAGACAGGCGGCGTCATCGACTTCTGGTCGCTTGAGGATGTCGACGCGGGCCGAGGCCGAGACTACGACCTGATCGTCGTGGACGAGGCCGGGTTCGTCCCGCACCTCCTTGAATGGTGGCGCAACGCGGCGCGGCCGACCCTCGCCGACCGCAAGGGCAGTGCGCTCTTCCTCGGCACGCCGAAGGGGACGGGAGATTTCCACCGCCTGTTCACTGAGGCGGAAGGTGACACTACTGGCACGATGCGTGCCTTTCGCATCGGAACGCGCCAGAATCCGCACATTGACCCGGACGAGGTCGAGGCGGCGCGGCGGTCGCTGCCGCCCGAAGTCTTCGCGCAGGAGTACGAGGGAGTGCCAGCCGAGGACGGCGGCAATCCTTTCGGACTCGACGCGCTGCGCCAGTGCATCGGGCCGCTCTCGACGCGACCCGCCGAGGTCTACGGCGTCGACCTCGCGAAAAGCCAGGACTTCACGGTCATCGTCGGACTCGACGCGGACGGCGCGGTCGCGATGCTCGACCGATGGCAGGGACCTTGGGCGCTCACGCGGGAGAAGCTCGCCAAGATCATCCGCGAAGCGCCCGCGCAGATCGACTCGACGGGCGTCGGCGACCCGATCGTGGAGGACTTGAAGCGCGTCTGCCGTCGCGTCGATGGCTTCAAGTTCACTTCGCAGTCGAAGCAGCAGTTGATGGAAGGACTCCAGATCGCGGTGCAGACGATGGAGATTCGGTTCCCAGACGGGTGGCTGCGCTCGGAACTGGAGGGCTTCGGATACCGATACTCGGGGAAGCACGTCTCGTACGAGGCGACGGCGGGACACGATGACGGAGTGTGCGCGCTCGCGCTCGCCGTCCACGCAAGGCGCGCGCGGAAGCCGTTCCTGACGAGAGCCATATGACGCTGATCCAACGACTTAAGGCGGCATTCACCAAGGCGGCGTTCACCGACGACGTGCCGCCGAAGTTCACCAGCGCGAGCGGAATGACCTTCCTCGGCCGGGACGTGAAGCGTCCCGACTTCAGCCATCAGGCGGCGGTGCGCTACTGCTCGTCTTGGGTCTATGCCGCGGCTCGGCTGAACGCGATCGCCGTCGCGTCGCAGCCGCTTCGGCTGTACGTCAGGTCGCGCGGCGCTGGCGCGAAGCTCTGGAACACGCGCAGGACGGATCGCCGAACGAAGGCGTATCTGTCCGGCGACCTCGCGCAGCTCCCATCGCGGTTCGCGATGTCGAAGGCCGCGGAGTTCGGCGACGACTACGAAGCCGTCACCGACAGGCACCCGCTGCTCGACCTTCTCGCGCGGGTCAACCCCTACCAGAACGGCTTCGACGCGACCGTCCTGCGCGTGCTTTACCTTGAACTCACTGGCAACGCCTATGTCCACCCGGTGATCGACCGCCGTCTCGGCGTGCCTGCCGAACTGTGGACGATGCCTAGCCAGTGGACGGAGATCGTGCCGGGCGAAGGCGCGCGCGGAGAGCCGTTCATCAAGGGCTACCGATACGGGCCGACCGACCCGCAGAAAGTCGACTTCGCGCCTGACGAGGTGATCCACTTCAAGTACCCGAACCCGCGCGATATGTACTACGGCCTCGGCAAGGTCGAGGCCGCGTGGGGTGCGGTGACCTCCAACGAGGCGCTGCACGAGATGGACTACTTCTTCTTCAAGAACAAGAGCCGTCCAGACTACCTCGCCGTCATCAAGGGCAACGCGAGCGAGGCCGAACTCGACAGGTTCACCGCGGAGGTGGAGAACAAGGTCCGCGGCACGCAGCGCACTGGCAAGTTCCTCGCCGTGACCGGCGACGTCGACCTGAAGCCGCTGTCGTTCCCGCCGAAGGACTTGGAGGGCCGCGAGGAGATCGTTGAGGAGATCGCCGCGATCTTCGGCGTGCCCGTCTCGATGCTGCGCGCGAACGACCCGAACCTCGCCAGCGCGACGGTGGGCTTCGCATCTTGGAAGGAGACGACCATCCTGCCCGCGTGCCGCATGGACGAAGAGGTGCTGAACCAGTCGCTTCTTCCCCTGTTCGGCATCGAGGACGACGCGTTCCTAGCCTACGACAACCCCGTCAAGCGCGACGAGGTGCAGGAGTCGGGCAAGCGGCTTTCGTATGTGCAGGGCGGCATCCTGACCGCCAACGAGGCGCGACAGCAGGAGGGTCTTGAGCCTTCCGACGATAGGAATGCGGATCGACTCATGGTCAATGGGCAGCCGATTGGTGGCGTTCCGACGCCCATCGCATCTCCGATCGCTCCTGCTCGGCCTGTCGCAGGCCCATCTTCTGCACAACAGCCAGTTCCCGCCGGAGAGGCAATCGCAGATACCGCGCTCAACGGGGCGCAGATTTCAAGTCTTGTCGATCTGGCGAAGTCGATCCAGCTCGGCGAACTTCCGAAGGATTCGGCGGTGTCCATCGCATCGGCTGCGTTCCCGACCATCTCGCCGGAGACGATTGCGTCCATCTTTAACCCGATCCAACAAGGCGCATCTGCCGTTCCTCCGCAAGCGCCGACAAGCGGAGAGCAGATCGGAGCGAAGTCAGTCGAGCGCAAGGACGCGCTCTGCGGCTGCGGGTGCGCCAAGTCGAAGCGCGTCTCTCACAAGGCACTCTGGGAAGGCTCTGTATCCGATCGGATACAGACCAAGAGCGCAGAGTCCGAGGGCCGAAAGATCAACCAGTCCGAGGAGGACATGGTCCGCGGCGTGTCGCAGGTGTTCGACAAGCAGATGAAGGACTTGCTCGATGCGCTCGCGAAGTCCGAGCGTCCGACCGACGAACTCATCGCGCAGGCCGAGCGGCTGCTACGGTCGCGGAACTACCAGCGCGCGATGGTCGACGCGCTCGCGCCGTACCTGCGCGAGGCCATCCAGACTGGCGTGACCATCGGCATCGACACCGTCGCCAAGGTCGCGACGAACGTCGACTTCGACCTTGAGCGCGAAGACCTCGCGAAGTACGCGGAGACGGAGTCGATCCGCCTCGCCCGGCAGACCGCGCAGGGAGTGACCGAGACGACCAGCGTCAAGGTTCGCGAGGTGCTCGGCACTGGGCTTGAGAACGGCGAGACGGTTGACGAGCTTGCCGACCGCGTGCAGACTTGGGCCGAGGGCCAGAAGGATCAGGACGGTTCGTGGAACCGCGCGCGCACGGTCGCCCGCACCGAGGCCGCGCGCGCCGCGCGCAGCGCAGAGATCGAGGCGTGGCAGTCAACTGGCATGGTCACTGGGAAGACGTGGCTGCTCGCGCCTGATCCGTGCGAGTTCTGCGAGGCCGCCGCGAAGCAGTACGGCAATAGGCCAGTTCCTGTCGATCAGCCGTTCTTCCAAAAGGGTGATCTGCTATTCGGTGTTCCTGATGCCGAAGGAAAGAACAAGGAGATGCTCCTTGACTTCGAGGACGTGAGCGGCCCGCCGCTGCATCCGAACTGCCGCTGCTCCATGCAGCCAGCGTTCGACGCGGAGATGGAGCAGATCGCGCGCGACATCGAGGCCTCGCCGATCGCCGAGGAGACGCGCCGCGCACTGAACAGGGAGGCAGGAATCGAATGAACACCATCACCCGCAAGGCGCTTACCGCCGAACTCAGGGGCACCGCCAAAGGATTCACCGCGGTCATCACCGCGGAGACGCTCGACCGCGACGGCGAGGTGCTGATCCCGCAGGGAATGAACTCGACCGAGTTCGACAGGAACCCGACGCTCTTCTGGAACCACGACTACGCGCAGCCAGTGGGCCGATGCAACGGACTCAAGCGGAAGGAGTCCACGATCGTCGGGGACTTCACGTTCGCGCAGCGCCCGGACGGCTATCAGGGCGAGTTCTTCCCGGAGGTCGCGGCCGCGCTCGTCGGCCAAGGCATCGTGAACGCGGTGAGCGTCGGCTACGTCCCCGAGGACGGCGGCGTCCGCAAGGCGATCGACGCCGATCGACGCAAGTACGGCGACCGCGTGCACACCGTCTACTCGCGCTGGAAGCTGCTCGAGGTGAGCCTCGCGCCGCTTCAGGCGAACCCCGACGCCCTCATCACCGCGGTGAAGAAGGGCATCATGTCGCCCGTCGCCGCGAAGCGGTGGTTCGGCGTCGACGCGCCGCGGCGAACCGTCGTGACCGTCAGCGTGCCCTCAACCGCGACGAAGCGCGCGCCGATCAACCTTGACGAGGTGGTTCGTCGCGAGATCGCTCGCGCACAGGGCCGCATCTTTCTCTGATCCGTCCGGCAGAGCCTACGGCGAGTCGCCTGCAAGCAGCCTTGTTCGGTAAGGAAAAGCACCAGTCGTTTCTGACAGGAAGTTTTCCCATGAAGACCATGAACACCAGCGACTTCGCCGCCGCGCTTGAGCGCGCCGGGAAGATCAAGGGACAGCCGGGCCTCGTCGCCCAGAAGAAGCTGATCCTCGACAACTACATGATCGTGGACGAGTCCGGCATGGCCGTCGATCCCGACAGCCTCGACGTCGTCGTGAAGTCGGCCGCTCCGGCCGAGATCGAGAACGACGGCGTCACCGAGGAGGCCGTCGCCAAGCACGTCCGCAAGACTCTGGCCGACGCAGTGATCGAGCGGAAGTTCGCGGTTCACGCGAATCTCGACGCGAAGCCCAATCCCGTGTGGGAGTCGGCCCGCGTCTACGGCTCGGTCAAGAACCTCAAGAGCAAGGAGAGCGCCTACAAGTTCGGCGCGTGGTGCCTTGCCGCGATGGGTCACCAGAAGTCCGCGCAGTTCTGCAAGGACAACGGCCTCTCGCTCATCCGCACCAAGGGCCACAGCGAGGGCGTGAACAGCGCGGGCGGCTTCCTCGTCCCCGAGCAGTTCGACAACGAGCTGATCACCCTGCGCGAGCAGTACGGCGTCTTCCGCCGCAACGCGACCATCAAGCCGATGTCGAGCGACACGCTCCGCTTCAGCAAGCGCGCGTCGACCGTGAACGCGTACTTCGTCGGCGAGGCCGCGGCCATCACCGAGAGCCAGCAGGTCTTCGACTCGGTGCAGCTCACCGCGAAGAAGCTCGGCGTGCTCACGACCGTGTCGAACGAACTGAACGAGGATGCGGTCATCAACATCGGCGACGACATCGCTGGTGAGATCGCGTACGCGTTCAGCTTTAAGGAGGACGACTGCGGCTTCAACGGCGACGGCACGTCGACCTACGGCGGCATCGTCGGCCTCGCGAACGCGCTGACCGACGCCACCTATCAGGTGTCGGACGGCGGCCAGACGACCTACGCGGGCGTCACCGCGGCCGAACTCGCGGCGGGCCTCCGCAAGCTCCCCGCTTGGGCGGCGCAGCGCAACAACATCAAGGTCTACTGCTCCAAGAACGCGTATCACGCGATCTTTGAGCGGCTCGCCCTCGCCGCTGGCGGCGTGACCGCCGCGGAGTTCGCGAACGGACTGACTGCTCCGCGCTGGTTCGGCTACCCGGTCGAGTTCGCGCAGGTGATCCCCGTCAGCGAGTCTGGCGGCGCGACCTTCGCGTACATCGGCGACCTCCGTCAGGCCGCCTACTTCGGCGACCGCCGGGCCAACTCGATCGCGTTCTCCGACTCGGCGCTCAACGCGTTCGAGCAGGACGAGATCGCGGTGCGCGGCACCGAGCGGTTCGACATCGTTTGCGCGAACGTCGGCGGCTCGACCGCCTCGGGCGCTATGGTCAAGATGACGCTCTGATGAACTGAATCCCCTGCTCCGGGGGTCGGTGGAGCGATCCGCCGACCCCCTCTGGCAGCCAACAGGAAGGAACCTCGACAATGCGACAGAACAGCAAGTTCGTCATCGGAGCCATCAGCGCGACCAACGCGTCCCAGCTCACGGCGACGATCGACACCCGTGGATTCGCCTTCGCGCGT